AAGGTAAAAAATAATGGCTAAGAAATTAGCAAATGTATTTTCATCTAGTGTTGGAAATCCTTGGCATAGTCAAGTAAAACCTGACACTAGAAGAAAATTAAATCTAAAGAAAAAGGTTAAAAAATAATGTCAGTTAATGCTACAATAGGAAATAGAATCGCAGATTTAATAGGAGATACTTATTCTACTATTCCTAGTAATAGTTATAAAGACCTTATTAACGCTGCATTTAATGAATGTGCAGATGCTATAAAACCTGAACTTCTTTTGAAATATTCACGTACACCTGGAGCTTTAACAGAGGCATCTACTTGGTTAGTAGAAGATAGAAAGATTCTAAAGGTAACTAGAGTTGATGCTAATAGCAATGGAGTAGAAAGAGAATGCAAACTTCTTAGTGTGACTGAATTTTCTCAAGCAAAAGATTCTGCTAGTATAAACTATGCTACAGCTTATAGTCCTGTATATACATTTGACGATAATAATGACGGAGCTGCATCTTTATCAATTTTTCCTGTTTGTAATAATAGTGGTCAAACTGGGAAAATATGGTACTTTGCATATGCATTAGCTACTACAGATTTAACAGGAGTTAATACAACTACTTTAAATACTCAGTATTATATGCCTAGTGAAATAATACATGCTATAGTTCTTAAGTCTTGTATAAATATATTGCAGGCTTATATGAGTAATCAAGTACAAGATGAAGAAGATAGTGAGATAGTTCAGTTACTACAAGCTCAATTAGCAGGATTACAACAAGATTATCAGCAAGAAATATCTAGGTTTATGTCAGACCAAGATGGGAGTGCAGAGTAATGACTACAAAAGAAATGATAGAGTTAATTCAACAGCATCACGCTGATATGAATGAAGTAGAAGCAATAAAGCTTTTAAACAGAGCAAAAGATGACTTTTGTGCTAAAACAGAAATAATTAAAACTAAATATACAAATGTGTCAGATGGAGAAAGTACTACTACAGCAGGAAGAAGGTATTATAGTTTGTCTAAATACATATTAAAAATAAGAGATGTATGGTTAAACGATGTTAAGATACCTAGGATAATAGGTAAACCTATAATAGATGATGATACATCAGAGAGTGATTAATGGCTAAAAAGAATAGATATTGGTTTATAGATAATTCAACTAGTACTCTTAGAATGGGTATTGTTGAAAAAGCAACTAACGCTACAACTAAAGATGGCTGGACAAGTGAATATAAATCTATAACTGAAGCCAAAGATATAACAGTTGAAGCTATTATAAGAGACACAGATTTGGCAATAAATGCTTTAACTGCTACATGGACGCAAATACCAGAGCAGTTTCATGAAGCTATGGTATTTAAAGCAATATCTATGGGTTATAAGAAATCTGAAGGTTTTAATATAGAAAGAGCTCAATTTTTTGATGCAGAATATCAGAATATTTTAAAAGAGGCTAAAAAATATTCTAGAAGCAATTATACAACAACAAGTTCTATTAAGCCTCATGAATTTTAACAGGAGAGATAAATGGCTACATTAAGTGTAACTCATCAAGAGTCAATCACAATAAATAACACTCAATATGGCGGTACTAATAGCTTTAGTATTACAGGAATTAACAATGTGATTAAAAGAGTTATAACAGTAGCTGCTAATAATGATACAACTTTAGCGTCTTTTCATTCAGACCAACATGATGATGATATGACTATAGATGTTGAAAATGTAAAATATATAAGATTAACAAATCTTGACGGAAGTAATCTAATTAATTTAAACTTTCAATTAGACGCAGGAGAAGATGATAGTGCTGCAGATGAATCAGCTAGCTTTCAATTGTTAGCTGGACAAAGCTTTATAATGGGAGATGCAGATGATTGCATGTCTGTTGATGATGATGCAGCTACTCCAGATTTTACAATGCATCCATTGGAAAGTATTATAGTAGATTCTGGTACAAACGCAGTACAAGTAGAAATGCTTATAGCTACCGTATAATATGAAGTTAGGCGACTTATTATTATTAAAAGGTTATATAAATAAAAAACAATTAACCTCTGCATTAAGTAAACAAGCTGAAGAAGCTATTACTTATAATAGGTCAGTGCCATTAGGAAAAGTTTTAATAGAAGAAGGTCATGTAACTGTAGATGAAGTAGCAGAAGCATTAAACGACCAACAACAAGAAATAAGTAAGGAAGTTAAAAAGAAAGAGACAAAAGTTATGGCTACAGAAATAGGTGAAGATAGTAAGTTTACATTTGACTTAAAATTTATGGTTACGATAGGAGCTGTTATAGTATCAGCTTGTGCTACGTATTTTAGCATACAAGGCTCTATAGATGAATTAAAATCTAATAATAGTCCTAATAGATTAGAATATGATTATCTTAAAGGTGAAGTAGATAATATAAAGGCTACTGGTGATTTAAAGATTATTACATATCAGCTTGAAGAATTTAAAAGCACATTTTCTGAGATAAAAACATTAGCTAGCCAATTAACACCTTTAGCTTCTGATTTAGAATATATTAAAGCTGAAATAGAATTACTTAAAAATAAGAAAGTTCCTAAAGTTGATTTGTCTGGAATTGAATATAAGTTAGATAATTTGTCAAATGATATGATGAATATAGATGAAAGAATGACAAAGCTTGAAAATAAAAAAGATGGAGGAAGATTCTAATGCCAAAAGGAAAAGGTACATATGGAACAAAAAAAGGTAGACCCCCTAAAAAAGGTAAACCTAAAATGAAAAAAACTAAAACTTATTCTCCTAAGAAAAAAGTGAGAAGAAGTTCATGAATTATGCAAGAGTTATTTGTTATTTATTTACGTATGTTAGCTTACTTTGTGCTGGGCTATTTGATAACTCGACTTTATATGTTAGTGGCTCAATGGGTACGCCTTATGTAAAAGGAAATGTAGAGCTTGAAGATGATTATAACTATACGATAGGACTAAGAAAAATAGCTTTATTTCCCTATCAATCATCTAAAAAGTTTTACAAAGGTGATGAATCAGCACTTAGTGATAATGCTTTATTTGGTGCTGTAGATGGCCTAGAATACCTTTTTTCAGCGAGTTCTGTAAGAAATAGGGGTCATGCCTACATGAACCAAGAATACTGGCTTAAATGGTCAAATAATCGTTTTATAGTTAAATTTAAGTATTTAGAGAAAGAAAGTAGAGACTTACAATTAGCTTATGTTGATACTAGAGCTAAGTTTTCTTTAGGTCCTGTATTCTTGTCTTTAGGAACAAATGTAATGGGACACCCAGTATATGGACATCCAGCTTACGAAGACTATGAAGACCCTTGGTGGTATCTAGCTTATGAATATGGATATACAGATTATTTAGTACCTTTGCATGATTTAAATGGAAACGAAGAAATTGATAGTTATTATATATGGATTGAAACTGACCCAATTACTGAAGAGGGTTATTGGGAAATGTTTTATGAAGAAGCTAGTTATTATTGGGAGAACTCTGACTCCGTTGCAGTGGCATACTCTGATGCAGAGTTTTACGAGTATCATATGCCAGCAATAATAGACCAATATAATAAAGACAACAAAGTTAAAGAATGGCAATCGGAAGTTAGTATTGTTATAGGTATAGATTGTTATCTTGGAGGAGAAAGATTTTATTCCCATTTTTGGGTTAATGCATTTCCTTATACACATGGTTTGACAGAGAAATCATATAATGGAGATAGCATGCAATATGACGTTGGAACTCTGGTTGGTGCCAACCTAAGTGAGCGTATTGGGGTTTTTATTGAGGGTAGTAAATTAAGTTATTATGGAAGAGAAGAACATAATATTAGCATGGGAATAAACTACAGATTCTGATGGGAGAATTAGGAGCTTTCTTACTAGGTTTTTTAATAGTGTTCGTAGGAGGCTTATGGTTTATTTTCGGAGAGGATATATTTAAATAAAATGTTACAAGGAATTATCGTAAAAAAAGTATTAGATTTAGTTATTAAACAAATCTTAAAAAAGTTCAATTTGGATAAAATACAGAAGTATGTAGAAGAACCAAATGAGCTTGATAAGAAAGTTAAAGCTCTTGAGAAGAAGCTCAAGAAATTAGAGAAACTAATCAAATAGGAGAAAGACTATGATGACATTTTTAACAACTAACTGGGAATGGTGTTTATTAGCTTTATATGTAGTTGAGAAAGCAATTAAACTAAGCCCATCCAAAAAAGATGATTTAGTTTGGGATATGGTTTTAAAACCAATAGTTGATAAAATCAAAGGTAAGTAGTGTCTGACGATACTAATAAATTAATATTAGTAATAGACTTGGTGGACAAGCTAGAAGGCAATCTTGTTGAACAATTAGTTCATAAAAAAGATTTGACATGTGTATTTGATGTTATGCCTGATGTTTGTCCACATTGTCATTCAGACGAAATGCACGGTATCGAAATAATGGGAGCTAAAAAAGGAGTCCTATTATGGGAATGTTGTGATTGTTTAGATGTTTATTTAAAGTACGATAAAAATAAAACTGAAAAAGAATTACAAAGCGCTTCAGGATATTGGACAAATATTAAAGACTGGGGAAAGGTTCCGCGAGCCGAATTTAATTAAAGGCTTTTTGAATGAAAAAGAATAATAAGGGAGTAATAAAAAGAGCTATAGTTACTCCAGACAAGCATGCACCTATACATGATAAAGCAGCAATAAATGTAGTGTGCAAAGCGATAGAATTAGTCAAACCTAATATATATGTAGATTTAGGTGACTTAGGAGAATGGGCTTCTGTTTCACATTGGCAATGGAAAAGAAAAAAGAAGCCACCTTTGGAATATATAACACCAAAGGTAGAAGAAGATATAAAAGGAGTAAATGAGTTACTTGACATAATTGATGTCTCTTTAGACAAAGTAGGTTGTAAAGAGAAACACATTTGTGCAGGGAATCATGATGAGTGGTTAGATAGATTCGTAACAGAGCATCCATACTTAGACTATCGATTTGATAAGGTATGTAGATTCAAAGAGAGAGGATACAAATACCATAAAGCAGGTGAGTATCTTAAAATAGGAAAGCTCTATTTTTACCATGGGCACCATTTCGGTGGACAATACCACGCAGCGAATCATCTTAAAAAGTTAGGTGCCAACATAATGTATGGCCACCATCATTCCCTGCAACAAGATAGCGTGACCTTTATGGATGGACCTAGGTCAGCATGGTCTTTAGGATGTTTAAAAGACATGAGTGCAGAAAAAAACAAATGGCTTGGTGGTAGAGTTCATAAATGGGCTCATGCATTTGCAATAGTTGATTACTATAGAGGTGGTAGATTTACTGTAGATATAGTACAAATAATAGATGGAAGGACAACAGTATGGGGAGAATTGTTAGACGGCAACAAATAGATGTTCCTAGTAACTATTGGGAGAGTTCTATTAAAGTAAGGTGGGTATATATAGATGGCTAAACAAGTAGAAGAAATACAAGATTTTAGTCAAGGTACTGTTACTACTCCTTCGGAAAGAGATATAACTTCCGAAACAGCTGCTTATTCTCTTAATGTAGACCCTTTGACAGAAGATGGTAAATTAATAGGTGTTCCTACAGATAGAATGGTTGCATCTCTCTCTAATAATATTCCTTTTCAACCATTAAACTATGGATTGCAATGGGGAGCTTCTGCTATAAGAATAGCAGATTTAACTCAAATGCCAGAAGCTACTTTAGATGGGGAAGGTAGTAGGATAATATTTCAAGGGACTAGAGGTATTAATGAAATATTAAAATACACTTCATCTTATTTTGATTCAAGTCAAATTAAAGATACTTTACTTAATATTGAAGGTGGAATAGGAGATGGTGAAGTAGCAGGAGAAATAAGTAAAAATTGCACTACTCTTAGCGTAATTGGGCTTGCTTCTAAAAGAGAAGGTTTAATTAAAGATGGAGATGTAATAGCTTTAAGTTCAGAAACTTCTTCTAGTAATATACCTAAAACTATAGAATGGATGCTTGTAACATCTGTTGACCAAATTTCTGAACTTATAACAGTTGAAAGAGGTTATTACAATAGTGAACCTGTTAAATATACATCTTTAAGTACTAATACTAATATATATAGATTAGATGGTTTATTAGGTTGGTTAAATGTATCAGGATGGCAAACTAACTTTAAGAACAATCATATAGGTCAAAATCCTTGTATTATTTACGTAGCTAATGCAGGAGCTACATCAGCAGATAATCTAACTCATGATGCTACAAATAAAACTATTACCATCACACAAAATTCACTTGTCAATAATATAGGGGCTAATGACTCTTTAGAAGATTTAGTAAGAAATAATGATGTTATTAAAATAATTAATGCATCAGGTGGAGTAGCTACAGTTAAGATAGATTATGTTACAGATGGTGTTATAAATTACTCCAGCATAAGTGGTAGTCTATCTACCCAAACATCTGGAAGTTATTGGATAGATTGTAATAAAATAGCTAATGGTAATTTTAGAGCATATGATACTAGCGCTGATGGCAAAGCTCCTTATGGATGGACTACTACTATTAATCCTTCTGGAACTGCAACATATGATGATGTTTATGCAGCAGATACTAATAGTATAGGTTCACCTCAATTATCTACAACAGGCGGTATTACAGGGCTTAAAGGAAATGAAAGAGATACCTCTAATAGCAATTATGATTCAACCGAGTCACCATTTTTAATTTTGTCAAATGCTAGAGATACCTCAATAGCAGATGTTACTTTAACAGATGCTATTGCTAAACTTGAAACAGACAATAGATTTAGAGTTTCTAATCCAGCTTTATTTTCAGAAGGTGATACTTTAGTATTATCACATGGAGTTGGGGTTACATTAGATAATACTAGTGGTGATGCATATACAGGAACTGATGATAATCCTTATTTACAAAATCATTATAACCCAGGATATATGTATGAAGCTTTAAATGTAGCTAGCTTTACAGATAATGATACTTTTGAAATTAATGTTCCTACATCTATAGGTGGAAGTGGAATAAATATATCTATGAGATTAGAAGATACTTCAAGTGGAACTTTAACTTCAGCTGGAGCTAATGCATATATATCTGTATCTAATGAAGATGCAGCAGGTTCAAACGCTTCAGATGCTCAATTAGCTATTAATATAGTAGCAGCTATAAATGGATGTCCTGATGTCCAAAGAGTAACATATGGAACTACAGATGGAACAGGAGATACAACAACTGGTGTAGCAGGACTTAGTGCAGCAGTAAATGCAGAAACTAATACTAAAGTAGATATATGGCCTACTAATGGGGTTGCAGAAGAATATGTAAAAATTGAAAAAATAGAAGTCAGCCAAGATGCTGATGGAGATGCACAACCTGGATTTATAACAGTTAAAAGAGCTTATCATGGTAATTTACAAGCTCATACAGCAGGAGTATCTATAAAAAGAATTTTAAGAAATCAAATAAAACAAACTGTTGGAGCATCTGGATTTGATTCTGTTCAAGAAGGCAAAAAATATAAATTAACATGGTGGGTAGCTGATGTTACTAAAGCTTGGTTAAAAAACAATGATTATCATTTAAAACCAAGATTAAATTTTAAAATAGGATGTGCAGGAGGTTATGTACTAGGGGGAGAAAATTGGACTTCTAATAAAGAATTAGTAGGAGCAAATGGAGAAAAAGCTTGGCTTAATTCTGCTGATTATACTGTAACAACAGATAGTAATCCAAAAACAGAAAAAGGAGACTTAGGAGGTAGTATATATCATACTTGGGCTGGTAATAAAGATATAACTAATGCATCTGCAACTGGATGGGTTAGAGGAGTTGTAAGTAGTAGATATCAAATAGGTTTAAATAATCTTCCTAAATTAGCAAGCTCAATATCTTTTGTTCAAGATTCAGGTACTACTCACAATGGTAACTGGACATTAGGCGATGCTTCTAATGAGAACTTTTCTAATGTTAATGGAAGTTCTACTTATGTAGAAACTCAACCTACTGCTTTATTACATTTAAGTGGCGCAATACATAATAAATCTATTATAGGTATTCCAAATACAAATGGAGACCAAGTTTATTATGCTGGAGTAAATGCATCATTAGCAGGAGAAACTGCCCCAAATACTGATGGTAGTGACCCCAAAAGAAGAGTTTATATAGAATTTGAAGATTTTGTAGGTGATTTAAGTTATGGAAATGACCATACTGATTGGCTTCGAAATGTTCAAATATTTTTGTCTGCTGCTGATGGAACGTTTGCTACATTTCATTTTCCACAAAATACACCTAATGGTACTACTAATTTTATAGATGGAAAATCTGCTGGTGATGGAACGACAGTAGCAACTGGCGATGAACTTAGAGATAATGTAACTCAAGCATATGAAAGGAAATTTTATTTAATTCCAACAGATGGAGCAGAAGTAGGAGCATATAAAACTTTACCAACACAAATATCATCTGGAGGAACTTGGGTTGAAGACGGAACAGATAGTAAAGCAGGAGCTGTATTAGCTACTGGTGTTGCATGGGCTAAAGGATTAAAAACAGCTATAGAAAGAGTTTTTAATAATTACCAAGGTGATGGTGTTACAAGATTTAATGTTTATAGAGATGGAGCTAAATTATGTATAGAGGATGCTATAGGAGGAACTATATCTAATACTTGGGTAGGTAAATATACAGATTCAAATGGTAGTTATTACCAATATGATACGCTTCATGTAAGTCATTCATCTTCATGGCCTGGCATTAATAGAGGTTCTACTGAAGGCAAGATGCATTTTAGATTTTCTGTCCATGGTCATGAATATGATGAAACTGGCTATACATTATACAATCTTGACTGGGAAAGTATGTTGGAAAATAGTGGTCAAGGTGTTTGGGATACAGGGTCATCTGACCATAGAGGGTTTCTTAAAGGAGATGGCTTAGGGTTTAATTTAGGAGGAATAATAGAAGGAGGAGGGTATCCTGCTGCTGGTTCAGATATAAATAGTGTTAAAGAGTTTTTAACATGCTATCATATTGGAGCTGGCCCTACTGCAGCACAAGGAGCAACTAACTTAGATTTAGCTATAGAGCATGCTAATGGACAAAATGGTCTTATTACTGGTAATGTAGCAAGTACAGACCAATTAACTTTAACAAGAACAGATTCTACTGGATTACAAACTATTGATACAGCTAGATTTCCAGATAGATTAGAAGCTGATTCTATAACAACATTTAGTGAAGGTGGAGTAGCAGATGTTAATTTTGAATTTTATACAGGGGTTAATAATGCTGATACAGGTTCAGGTAAAACCATTCTTTGGCATAAATGTGAATTTGCTTTTACACTACCTGATGACAAAGATATATCTACATTAGATGTATATTTTGAATCTGATGGTGAAGTGTGGGGAACTAGAAATGGTGGAACAATAGGTTCTAGCGTAGTTGATAAATACTCATCTTTAATAGGTATAGATTCTATATCTTTAGTAGAAGATGTAGAGGTGCTTCCTTCAACAGGCGTTAATACAGAGATATCATCCTCTGCTACTATAAAAGACCCAGATGGAAAAGAATTATTAATATATCATGACAAAGCTAACAATAATATAAATGTATTAGATGATTTTGGAGACCCTTTAGATGGACACACTAATATGTTTAGAGATACAGAGGGGATACCTTTTTCAATTTCTACAGATATAGACCCTGTTTTTACTAAAAATAATAGAGAGTTTCATATAGGAATGGGACCAGAACAAGAATCTGTTTGGGCTGGATATTTAAATCACAAGCAATTTGGAACAGATTTGTCAAATACATTCTCTATTGAGCAAAGTAGTATCGGAAGCTATGATGCTCAAGGAGCTTATTCTATGGATAAAATATCTATGGCAGGTTTTTGGTTATGCGAAGTAGGGGCTGGAGCAACTCCAGATGGAACAGGATGGAGATTATCTATACCTAAGTCTGAACATAATTTAGAAGTTGGTGACAAGTTAATATTAAATGGAGTTTCAAATAAAAGAACACATGAAAACTCAGGTTCTGTTGCGACATTAGATAACGATACATATGATGCTACATGTATGTTTATGCATGATATTAGGACAAATACTAGCTCTAGTTCCAATCAAGATGCTGGAGATAGTATTACATCTATTACTGACAATTATATATATGTAGAAGATGTACAAGCTGGATTAAATGGTCTTTCTGGAGATTTTGCAATACAAGTTTATCTTCCTTATTATTATGGGATATCACGTGATTCATTTAATATATTTAGAATTAATGGTAGCACTGGGGAAGTAACTAAATCTGAACTTTCATTTAAAGCTCAAAGTATTTGTGCTTCTTATTCTCAAGCTGCAGAAGAAGTAGGAGATTCAGGAACTAGATTTCAAGGCGGAAGAGTATGGATTATAGAAAAATCAGCAGGACAAATACATAAAATAAACGTAGCTAAAACAAAATTTGAAAATTTTACAAAAGAAGTTACAATTAGTCCTAATTGGTGCACTTGGTGGAGTAGTACAGAAGAAAATGCTTCTGATGACGAAATAGTGACAAAAGAAAAACCTCCTACAGATAGAGGGCATATGTCTGATATAGTAGAGACATGGGGTTTAAAAGGCACTACAGATAGCCTTACTAATGATTCAGATACTAGGCTATGGGTTCAGTTTTATCCTAATACTGGTGGTTTTTTCGGACCTTTAGATAACTTTATTTATTGTGGAAATACAGATGGATTAGACCCAATATCTACTAATCATGTTAATTTTTGCAATAGAACAATTCCATTAATACATACAGGAGGAGGTACACAATCTAAGCTTGACCCTCATGATAGATATGGAAAATCTTTAGTTGACCTTCAAAACAACCGTTCGACTTTAGGTAATGCTAACGATAGTTTAGTTCAAAGAGGTTCTTTGATAGCTAAAACAAAAAAACGTTCACATGATATTAGTCCTTCTTTTGAGAGATTTTGTTGGTATAACCCTGAGTATATAAATCACCATTGGGACTCAGACCCTAACGCTGATTTAAAATATATAAGAGAATTGCATTTTAAGAGAAATAATGGTAACTGGAATCACGACTACCATGGTACATGGGATGGAGGAACGGGCTTTAGGAATTATGCAGAAAATATAGGATGGGATGATGACGCTCCTGAATTTAAAATGATTAGATATGGCTTAATTCCATTAGCTGATAATGATTTTGATGGAGTTATAGATGGAACAGGTTTGCCCGTAACTAGTGCTGCAAATGTTAATATAGGCTTTGTAAATGGAAAAGACTGTTCTAGTCATGCTGCTGCTGTTTTAATGCAAACTGAATCTAAATGGATTATGAATGGACAAGTTTCTGTATCTCAACCTCATAATGGTGCAGTAGCACAAGAATGGACACTTAGAGAGCAAATGGGGGTTCATCATTCTGGCGTTGGTTATTCTAAAACTTCTTTTCCTAAGTCAGTAGAATTGTTTAAACCAGATGCTTTTTTTATGGTAACATCTGATATTTGGAAGCAAGAAATAACAGCTGATAGCACAAGCTTACATACTGAAAATGCAGATGGAAATAGCAGGGGGGCTTGGATAATACCAGACAGTGGTAGTTATGGAGGTAAATTTAGTCATGCTTCTAAAAGCAATGCAAGTACAGATGGAGAGTTAGAACATTGGTCTTCTAGTGATGCTAGTGACCCTGATGCTGTTATATTAAAAGATAGAGTTCATTTATTTAGAACGGCAGACAAACATAATTTGACAATTGGTAGTAACATTGTATTTAATTCTCCTGCTACAAATGTTGAACATTATAGTGCAGTATTTGGGTGTGATGGATGGCATAGAACTCCAGAGTATGCAGGTATGTGTCCTATAGTAGGTATAGTAGATGAATATCATTTTTTAATAAATATAACTCACAATGGTAATGGAACAGGTACTTCTGCTGGTGCTGGTAGACCAGGAGGTAATACTTATGTAGATACTAATGGAGGGGAAACTGGAATACTTTACGATTTTATGCAATGGAGGTCTGGAGCTACAGAATGGAAAATTCAATCTGATACTGGAACTAGTAAAGAAGTAAACCAAAATAGATATTTTGGAGGAAGGGTAGGAATTAGTGAAGAAAAAGTAGAAGGGGCAGGTGTTAGATTTTTCTCAGATGGAAATTTTATAGGAAACACACATTTTGCTACTGATTCTTCCAATAGCACAGACCAAATGTGGCAAAGACGTCAAGGTGTACATGTATTTCAAACTAGTTTATTAAGTTTTTGTCATGGTAGAATGATACGTCCTTTAGGAGACATGGATGTGTCTGGAGTAGCTAATTTTAATATAGATAATTCTATTTCTATGTATATGCCAGTATCTCCTGTAAATTCAAAAGGATTAGCTCATTTTAACACAAACGCTTACACTTATTCTCCAAAAAGTATTTTATGTGGAACTAAATTATATCTTTCTCAAAAAGATGGAGATGACACTAAAATATACAGCTTTGACTGGGATAATATAATGCCAGATACAAATAGAGCTACTTTTGAAGGTGTAGATTATGGAGAAAATACTGATATGTATTCTAGTCATAGAAGTTTTGGGACTTATGAACTAGGAGATAGACATAGTAATCATCGTAGACTTACAGCAGATATGAGTCATTATAATATGCATGCAAGTGATGCTCATCATGAATCTGCAAAAGGTAGGTTTATATTGCCAGGACCTCGAAGTACACAAAGTTCAGATACTGGGATAGATGGAGGAGCAAAAGATGCAGCTAATTCTCAAAGTTTTATGATACCAGGTGGTTTTATGATTAAACCTGGAGCTAGTAGATGGGATAGTCTTGGAAGTTATGCAGGCTTAGATGCAGTTGATAATACGAAACAAAGTCAATCAGGAGCAGCTGGTTTAATTCTTGGAGGAACTGTAACAGATTTAGCTAATGATAATGGAGGAGTAAATCATACTGGAGGCTCTTTATTTAGTCCTTGGCATGGTGATAATAGACATAGTCCTTATTTAAGAAAAGGAGGTTTAAATGACTTAGTTGCTATATGGTCTTATACTTCCCCTCATAGAGAAATGAAACAAAAGCAAAAGACAAGTGGGACAGCAGTTAATAATTCTAATTTTAGCGAAAAATGGGCTTTGGGATTAGGGAGAAGTGTTGCAAGAAAAGTGATAAGTTCTTATGCTACTTGTGGAGGTTATGCTGATGCTGTAACAGCGGGAACCCTTCATAAAGAAAGTCTTTGTAGTTATGATAATAATACAGCTAGATGGATAGTAGCTGCAGATGGAGAAGTAAATGACTCATATGCTGCTTTAGGATATTCTGGTAATAATATGTTAGTTATGATTGATAATGCACATAGAGCTTGGTCTAATACGTGCGGAGAAGTATTTGTCAGAACTCATTACCCTTTACCAGGAACTCCAGGTGTTAATGCAGGTGAGTCTGTTACATTTATACAATCAAGAGATGCAGCTTTAGCCCCTGTTAGATTAGATTTAGAAAGATTACCAGCTTATCATGGCTATACTGGAGGTGGAGATAAACCTATAGTAAGAGTTGAAGGGGTTCCAAATTCAGACCAAATAAAGATATTACAAGGAGTTCCTACAGAAGATTCTAGTCATGTAGGGGTTATAGGAAACGGTGAAAGTGATGGAGAGTATGCTATTACTATGCCTCCATCTTTACTACATACTGGTAATAAAGTTAGAATTACTGGAACTTCAAGTTATAATGGCGAATATACTTTTGCTTCAGATAGTGGCAACTTTCAGCTTGCTGATGGATATACTGGTAATTCAACTGCTGCTGAAGCTGGAAGAATGGAAATATTAGGAAGTGGAAATAAAGCTAATCCAGTCACATTAGAAGGAGTCGAAGGGTTAACTTTAGGCGGCAGAAGGGTTAACAATAGAAATAATGTAGGTAATGTAGCAAATACAGATACTGGTTCTGGATATTGGTATGACAGAATAATGGGCGTCACTAAAGGTGGAAAATTTAAAACAGGCTTTATTCATTCTTACTTTAGTCATTCTGCTTTTTATACTATTTATCAAAAAAATGCAAACAACAAATACAGGATATGGTATAACAATCAATATAATTACTGGAACTATAGTGAAGGGTCAACAACTTCTAATAGTTTATTAAAAGGCCCTGAAGGACATTTATTTGAAGCTGAAGTAGGTTTTTCTATTGAGCCTGGTTCTTCCTCTGGCTCAGGTAGTCCTAATTTTACTGCACATGGTGATTATAGATGGAAAGTGTCTTTAGTTTATGATGGCTACCAAGAAGGTCCTTTAAGCGAAACAGCTTGGCCTTATAGTGTATCAGGAGGAGATACTTATAGTTCAATGAAAATAACTATGACTATTAAAGCTCCTGAAAAAAGATTAACTTCTGTTTGTTTATATAGAAAAAATGATGATAATGATTTATATAGATTAGTAGAAGAAGTTAGTACTGAATCTGTTAAGTGGATATCTTCTAATAATGAACACACTATAACTATTACAGATGATGGAGGACTAGAAGCTACTTTTGAATCAAGAGCAGGATATTCAGAGTTTTTAACAAATCCATATATTAATTATGGAATGGGAACATCAATGTCAGGATATCATTTTGTAGGAAACTGCAAACATCCGCAAATAAAAGATGCTTCTCATATGATTTTTAGGTCTTTGCCTGGTCAGTTTGATTTGTTTAATTGGGCTAATGATTTCTTGACATTGCCTTCAAAACCAACAGCAATGGCTAATTTTGCTGGTAGATTATATGTATTTGACGAAATAAATACTTACAGAATAAATCCTGAAACTTTAGTTATTGAGGACACATTTCATGGTTCTGGATGTGTAGATATGAGAAGTTTAATAATTACTGATTTTGGTATGTTTTATTGCGATAGAAATAATGCTTATATGCATAAAGGTAGTAATCCTGAGATAATATCTCGTTCTATTAAAAAAGGAGGAGGTTCAGATATAAGTAGTTTTAATATTTCTGATTTTAGTTGGGAACAAACTGCTGGTAATCAACACTCAATGAATCCTTTGGTAGCATTTGATAATAAAAGAAATGCAGTTTTATTCTTTGTTGAAAAAACAGGAGATGAAAAAGTTAATCATTCTAGATATTATTGTTGGGCTTATTCTATAATGCTATCAAGATGGGATTTATGGGAAGTTTCTACTGGAGATAATGGTGCTGGTGTATTTGACTCAAGTAAAGTTGTTGCTCCAAGTAGTGTTATTACAACTACAAAAGGAAAAACATTTGTTACTATGGGAGATTTTATAATAGACTTCTTAGGAGGAACTGCTACTAAACCTTGGCAATTTTTAAGTAAAAAACTTACAGTAGGACAACAAAGTCAAAAGAAAGTATGGAAAAATATTCAATTAATAGGGAATGATGATGATGTTATTACATCTGTAGGAGACCCTAAAGGAACTATATCTATAGCTATAGATGATACAGTTATATCTGGTTCAGATAGAGTATTTACAAAGGATTCTCCTGACGGAAAAGTAACTATAAAAGGAACATCTAAAACTGGTAGGTATATGCAGTTTCTGTTAACTCAAATGGAATCTTCTGTAGATGCTTTTGGTATAGTCTTTAGAAGAAAAGGAATTAAATAATGCCTTTTGGTGGAAAAGTATTTTTTAAAAAGTTTAAAAAAAAGAAAAAGTCTGGACTGTCATCTCCTAAAGTTGGAGATAAAGATACTCAAAGAGCTATTGAAAAGATATATGAAGATTTAAACAAACTTAAAGATGCCACGAATATATCTTCTGGAACTGATACTGAAGAACATGAAGGAAAGCCAGGTGATATAAGAGTTATTAAAACTAGTGACAAAACATATAATTTAGAAGTTAAAGGTGAAGATGGTTGGGTAACTGGAACTTCAGGTGGTGAGCCAATAAAATACAAATCTATTGGCTCTAGGAAAAAATATGAACCCGCAGAAGTAACTGTAAATGAAGAAGGTGAAACAGTAGTAGAGGAACCACCTCCTCCTATAACTTCTGATAATATTACTGATTTTACATCTGATTTTTTAACAAGAAGTGACTTGGAGCCAGATTTTGATACTGGTTGGTTTGACATGAATAATAATGACGCAGCATTAAGAGAAAGAAATTTTGATATATCTGAACTTCAATTAGAAAGTATCCCTAGACATTGGGAAGGATGGATAAAAACTAGCAGTGCTCCTGCTTCTGGAACTAATGATGGGACAAATATATATCCATGGAGAAAATTTCAACATGATTCTCAATGGAGTGGTATAGATTGGAGATTTAACGGACAATTAACTGAACTTCAATTTACTACAAATTCAGCTAACTATACTTTTTGGCAAATGCATCAAATGAGCCATACTTGGTACAACTTAGTAGAATGTAGATTTAGGATATGGAAATAAATGTTGCTTTTAAATAACAAATATATGTATATTATAAGACAGAATAGGAGAAATTAATGTCAAATTGGGCAAGTAGTCAGTCGTACTCAAATATGTTAAACCAAGGTAAGAAATTTGGAAAGATGGTTAATCCTCAACAAATTCAGCAAATAATGCAGCCTACACAAAACATGATAGACCAACAAGTTGATACAAGTCAACAATTAATGGACCCTAATTCAGATATTAATATGCAAATGAAAAATCTCATGGCTCAAAGAGCTGCAGAAGCAGGACAGCAACAAATGGGTGCTATGAGAAGAATGGCTGCACAAGGTGGTATGTCAGCAGGTCAAGCTATGATGAATGCTAGGATGAGCATGGGGCAAGCTATGGGGGATGTTAATCAACAAGCTTTAGAGGCACAACAAGGACAGTTTGCTCAAGGAGCAGGTATGATGCAAAACATGACTCAAATGCAACAATCTTTAGGTCAGCAATATTCTAATGCTTATCTTCAAAGAATAGCTCAAAATAGATTAGTTAAAAAGAAAAAGAAGAAAAAATGGTATAAAAAATTAGGTTCTGCTCTTAAAGGAGGACTTAAAATAGCTAGCACTGTAGCTAGTATGTCTGATAAAAGATTAAAGAAAAACATAGATTTAGTAGGTAAATCTCCTAAAGGACATAATATCTATGAATTTGAATACACAGATAAAAATTTAGGACCTCATAGATATAGAGGTGTTATGGCACAAGAAGTTCCTTTTGCTTCTATGTCTGATTCAGATGGATATTTATTTGTCAATTATAGTCATCCAGACTTAGACGTTCAATTTGAAAGGGTTAAATAATGCAAGGATTATATGCTCCTACACAAGAAGATTTAGAAGCTATTCAATATAACAGAGCTCAAGAGCAATTTAGTAATAGTATAGCTGGTATTATAGCTCATATTCCACAAATGAGAAAGCAAAAGAAAACTCAGTCTTATTGGAGACAAAGAGATGCTGCATTTAATGCTCCTATTCAAGTAGGTGCAGGGGGAGCACTTCAAATGGCTCCTGATGCTTTAAATTCTTTTAAGTTTGGAACTCAAACTGATGAATGGAATAGATATAAAGATTATATGGATTCTAAAGGAGTAAGACTTGGAGAAAACGATTACCAAATGTTTACTCAAGCATATGAATTAAAAAAGAAACAATATGCTGAAGAATTAGCTGCAAAATTCTACTCTATGGAATCACATGGAGTATCTAAAAATAAAATAAGAGATTTAGTTGTAGGAAATGATAATATTAGAGATTCTTTGATTAAGTTATCTGTAGGAAATCCTGATTTAGAAGAACAATTTAGAGTTTATACTACACCTAGACAAGGTTTAGCAGGTGGTTTAGCACAAGCAGCTCCAAAAGCTGCAATGGCAGGGTTAGCAATGCAAAGTATACCTCTTTCTATAATGGGAGGAAAGTTTGCGTATGAAAAAGCTATGGGAAAAGAAACAAGTCTTAAGAAAGATTTAAGAACAACATACCTTCAACCTTTTAAACCTCTTAAAGATAAGTTTATTAAATCTGAAACACTTAAAAAAGAAGGTAAATTTAAAACTAAACCTAAAGAAGCTACTAAAAAACAAAAAGCAGCTGTTCAAGATGCAAAAAATAAATTAAATAAATTAAAAACTAAAGCTGGTAAATTCAAAAAGAATGTAACTCAGAAAACAATAAAAAGCAGACAAAGTGCTTTAAAGAAAGCTGAAAATATAGTTAAAAAAGCTAAAAAACCTGGTAAAAAAATGACTGCAGGTCAAGTGACAACTAAACTTAAAAACACATTAAGAACAGGAGGAGTAAAAGGCGTATATAAACTTTTATCTAAAAACTTAGGCAAACGTGCCGCTATTGGTTTAATGGCTAGAGTTGGTTTAGGTACTGCTGCTTCTTTCACTGGAGCAGGTACTGCACTTGGAGTAGGTATGAATTTATGGACTGCAACTACAATAGCAAGACAACTATCTAAAGCTATGAATGAAGTTCCAGCTGATGCTTCTTTCTCTGAAAAATTATTAGGAAAAGAGACAACTACTATGGAAGGTCAAACTTTCTAGTGTGGCTGTTGAACAGCAAATACAATTTGAACCTCGTTTAAGTTCAGACCAAACTAGAAATGTAATTTCTAGTTATAAACGTAATCCTCGAAGATACAATGAACAACTTCTCGATGAAATAAGGCAACACGCATATTATCATAATATCCCTTTCTATGAAGGTGACTTTTCTATCATAGATGCTGTTAAACAAGCAGGAGGGGGCTTTATTGAAGGTTTTACTACTTTAAAGGTAGTAGACCCTCCTGACAACGAATACGAAGCAATAGCACGTAATATAGGCCATTTAGCAGGTTTTGCTCCTGGCATGCTAGCTGGACCAGCTAAAGCTCTTAAGCTTACTGGTATGGCTAAAGCAGCAGGATTTTTAGCTGATAAATCTGTACCTATGGCGGCTGCAAAGTTTGCTACTGATAAAGCTAGAGGAATAGTAGGAGGCTTAGTTAAAGCTAGTCAAGGTAGTAGATTCCAAGCAGCTAATGCAGCTAGTAAATTCTTACTTGGCAATAGAGCTAAACATATAGCAGAAGGAGCTTTTCATTTAGGTGTAGCTAGTTCTGTATCTTCTGTATGGGAAGGTGTAGATGTTATGCTTGAAAGTTTCTTTGGAGGAGCTATAGCTGGTGGTGTATTTAGAGGTATAGGTAATGTAATACCTGGAGACAAAGGGGCTGATAAATTTGTAAGAGGATTAGCTGGTTCTTTGTTTATGGGAATACCTGCTAGTCAAAGAGGAGCTACTACTCCAGAACAAGTATATGAATATCTAATGGGTGCTTACTTTGGTAGTAAAGAAATGCCATGGTTTAGAGCTAGAGCAGGCAAATTCCTATCAAAAATGGAAGAACAAGCTAGAAAAGACCCTAAGATAGCAGTAGAAAGAAATCCAGCTGATATGGAAGGATTTTCAGAGTTACCTGAGATAGTACAAAAGCATGTTAAAAAACAAGCTGAACAAATATATGGTAATTGGGCAGATAATGCAGGTAGAGCTCATGAAACTATGAGGCAATTAGGTATTTTAGAACAGATACCAGCTGATGCCCCTATGGAGATGGGTTATCCTTTATATCTACAAAAGGTAAAGGAATCCTTAGCTTCATCTTCAGGAATGAAAGCAAATCAATTATTAGACTTTGGCGTTAGTGGAGGAGGCACAGGAGCTGATGCTACATGGGCTACATATTTAAAGAGAGCTGGAGTACCTACAGTTCATTATATTTCACAAGGTCAAAGCGGAAGATTAACTAAAGCTAAAACTGCTGGTGTACCTAGAGAAATGTCAAAGAAAGAACTTTTAAATAACTTAGAAGAAGTAGATAGAGCAGCTTCTAATCTTAATAAACAAACTCCATCTGATGATTATACCTTAGATTTACAGCTTAGAAATGCTGAAATAGTAAAAAAATCATCTAAGATATATGCAGTAGGGACTATAATGTCTCCTAGCTCTGCTAATAAACATACTAAAAAGAATCCCCAATTACATGGAAGAGCAGTAGAAGGTGGAACTGGATGGGGAGTTCAGATGGCAATGAATGTAAGAAAACCTATATTTGTCTTTGACCAACCTAGTAAGAAGTGGTTTGCATTTGACTATGGAGTTAAAGGCGGTGGAAGATTTAGAGTTATGGAAGGTATTCCTGATTTAGTTAAAAGACCTGGATTAATAGGTACTAGAAAGCTTACTAAGGCTGGTAAAAAAGCTATTAAAGATGTTGTTGTTAAGAAGTTTCCAGAAGCTTATAAAGGACAAAAACCTGATGAATCTCAAAAAGGTATTAATGCAGATATATTAGATAAACATCCTGAGGTAATTAAAGAGTCTATACAATTAGCTGAAAGACAGAGAGAGTTAACTAAAAATATAACTGAACTTGAAAATGCAATAAAAGACAAAGAGATAGACAAGAAAAACATTGCCAAAGCTAAGAAAGAAATAAAAGCTAATAAAGCTGAGTTTAAAAAGAATGATAAAAGATTAACTAAATTAAATAAACTTTCTCCTACTCAACATTTTGACATTGAAGGCAATGTAGTTGATGAATCTGCTCCTTCTGTAGATACAGGTATGACTAATGCTAATATAGGAAATAAAGCAGAGTATTTTGTAAGAAGTTTTATGAGAGATTTATATAAAGGAGATGAGCTTCCTCAAACACAAAATGCTAGGATAGCTAATGTTTCTAAACAAATACATCAATTATTTACAAAGCATTTTGATAAGAATTTTAAAATAAATAACTCAGAAGAGTTTGCCGCTGATATACAAAAGATATGGCCTAGAGATTTATCTAGAGAAGCTAAAGGTTATTTAAGAGCTTGGCTAAGGTCTTCTAATAATGGCAAATCTAATACTTATCTAATGGTATCTGATAAAAGAATAAGATTGACTAATCCTAATAATCCTAGGACTTACGCTGGTAAAAGAAAGAAAGTTCAAAGAGCTCCTTCTGTATTAGAATTATTCTATGAAGCTAATAGACCTAAAGATGATATAGGTGAGCCTATTGTTTTATTTGACGAAATAACAGTTAAAAACAAAAGAGGAAGTAACATAGATGTTCCTTTATATAAACTTAAAAAGCATTGGGCTAATGAAAAAATAGGTCCTAAAAATATACGTAGAGGAGAAAAGAAAGCAGAAACTAAGTTTAGAGCTTTGCAATCAAAGATTATAAATTATATGTTTAAAAATCATAATATGGTTCCTTTAGGTGGAGTAGGAGATAAAGCTAGAATGATGTTTGTCAAAGTACATCCTAATGCTAATTTAAAACCTGCTAAAATTAAAGCTGAAGTTGCTACTATTAGAAACGAAATTAATAAGTTTAAATACAAAGATAAAAATGGAAAAATTAAAAAGCTAGATAAAGACGTTATTAAAAAGTATAACGCTGATAAAAAGCAATACAAAGAACTTTTTGGAGATAAAGCTGGTAAAGAATTTGATAGAATATTTTATTCTAATGTATTATATGATATGAGTTTAAATGGATTTAAAGTTCCTAAAAATAAGACTGAATTTAGACAAGTATTTAGAAAACTATTAAACCCAGAACAGTTTGTAGGAAGTGCAGTTGCTTATAATAAAAGAGCTCAAATATGGTTTAATTCTTTTCATGGTGGAAATAAAGACTTTATGAAAAACTATAAAGGAGCTGATGGTAAAGATTTAGGATTAGATGTTGATGGTAATTTTAAGTATGTACTAATAGGAGACCCTACTAAACCTAAAAATAAGACAAGTTTAAAAGCTTTAAATGTAGAACTACCTGAACATGTAGATGGAGCTATAATAGCTAGAAGTGATGTTGTAGATGCTATATTGAGAGATGCAGGTCTTCCTGAGTCTGGACAAAATAAGTCTTTTATTATATCTAAAAACCCTGAATTAGGAGCATTATTAGGTAAGTATATGATACATGATGCTGGTAAAACTGCTACGCAACAAATGCAAAAGCAAGGATTGCATTTTATGATTATGACTTCTGCTGCTAAACAAACAGGTAATAGAAAAGTTACTGATTACAGAGTAGCAGATAATGGAGATTTGACATTTAAAAAAGGAACTGAAACTTATGGGTTGAATCCTGAAGAAATATTTTATTCTCCTTCTACATTTGGACAAAAACATATGACCCAAAATCAATCTTGGGTTAAACAATTATTTACTAATTTTCAACAATTTGGACATGCTGGTGTTTCTAAAGAGGTGATAAATGATATAGCAAATACTATCATCAAAGGTTCTGCTGAAGGAACTAAAGAAGGTAATGCTATTTTAAAGAAATATGCAGATACTTTAAATGACAAATATATTAAAGACATTATGAATAATATAGATAAGATAGGAACTCAGCAATTATTAGAAGTATCTAAAAGACCTGGAGCTGAAAGATTTGCTGAGTCATTATTACAGCATATGTTAAGAGTTAATATAGAGGCTGTTAATTCTGCTGTTAGAGAAGGAGAAGTAACAGTAGAGCAAGGAGAACAGTTTAAGGAAAACGTTAGAGATTTTAATTCTGTAGCAGATAGAATCCTTGAAATATCAGCAGAAAATAGCAAAGAAGCTAATAATAAAGGTCAAAATGGATACTCAGCATACTTTCATAAGTTTGTAAGAGATTATAGAATGGCTACTATGCATAATTGGGTTACTCATAAAATAACAAGACCTAAAGTAGATAATTCTGCTGTTGGATTCATTAGACCTTATGACAAATTTATGCAAAGGAAATTTCCTGAACTAAATAAAAGAGATGATATATTTTATTTAGATAATGCTTATAAAGAAACTGTTATAAACTTAGCTTATCCTATTAAGAACAGAAATAATATGAAACTAGGTGAGCTTTGGGATACTTTTAATAAGAAAAAGAACTCAGGTGAATGGAAAAAAGGCGATAAATTATATGATTATGTTCAAGATATATTTGACGCAGTAGTCTTACGTGTACCTATGGATTCTGCTTCTGGTGCTCATAAGCTTAGGTTTAAAGGCTTTACTGATAGAGTAGGTCATGGTATCATGATGCATTCTAGAAGTATGAGAGCTCTTGGTGGTGCTGACCTTGATGGTGATGAAGCTTTCTTTTACTTTGGTGGCAGAACTGAAGATGGAAAAGGTGCTGGTATGAAAAAATCTTGGAAAGAAGCTATACATGCTCAAAAAGAAGAGTTTTATACTGGCAAAGGTAATAAAAGAGATGTTCAAGATAATAAAAAAGCTATTATAAAAGTAGGTCCTGATAAAGGTAAAACTTTCTCAGAAGTATTTACTATAGAAGGAGGAGAAGATTTAAAAAGAAGTAAAACTTTATTCTATTCTCCTATGTCTAGGCTTAATGCTTCTCAAGGAGCTGTAGAAGGTAGAGATATGCTAGGAATAGCTGTTAGTCAAGGGCAAATAATGAAATCTACTTATAATGCTATTATGGATACTCCTGGAAGACAAGATGTATTTGAGGTTCAACATGGATTTGGAGAAAATAGAAAAACTATTAGAATTACAATTAAACCTAGGACTGCTAAAGAATGGCAAGAATTACAAAGAGAAATGACAAGAGCTCAAATAGCTTTTGCATCTGACCCTCTTGATGAAGCAGGCCTTAAAGATGCTAAAGTCTTTTTTCAAAAATTACATCAAGCTCATTTTAAAATAGCTAAAGTTGAAGAAAAGGTTGGTAAAAAATATTTTAAAAGGGATATAGATATTGAGGACCTTTCACCTTTTCAATTAAAAAATGGTATATATGGAAAGATATATAAGCTTAACTCAGCTAACTTTGGTAGAAACTGGAGTGAAGGTAGAAACTGGACATTTGATGAGCGTCATTCTATGAATAGAAATATATATGATTTTTC